CGGCCCGATCCCACCGGTCCTGCGGGGTCATATCTTTGAACGCGGCGAACTCGGGGTCGTCGCTTTCCATCCACTGCTGCTGCACCTGGTTGATGCGCTCGACCGAGAAAACGGCCCAGAGTTGGCGCCCACCAAAAACGAGCGGGAAGGACGCGTAGCGGTTGCGCTTGTAGATCAGCAGCGCCTTTTCAGACGCGTCGGTCGCGATGGTGAAGTCGCCGTTGTAGAGATACTCGGCGAGGTGTTCCGCGGTCAGCTCGTCGGAGAGTGCGAGGTCATTCCAGTCGCGCTTCTCGCCTTCGCCATCGGGGCGGACCTGCGCCGCGCCGGCTTCCCAGCCATCCTCGCGCGCACGCTTTACGAATTTGCGGGTGAAGCTGACGCCGGCCTTGCCGACGTCGAAGGCGAATATGATCTTGGGCGGCGCTTTGCCGAGTTCGGCAGCGGCGCGACGCAGGCGGGCTAGTGCCTCCTCTGGGTAGTTGTTGCAGCTCATAAGGCTGACGGCCGGCTGGCCACCGGTCTGAATCATGGCGATCGAGTCGAAGATGCCCTCCACGGCCCAAATCGTGTCGGCCGCGGCGAGCTGCTCGATCGGCAGCATCGACCACCATTCGCCCTTGTATGATCCGCCGACCGCGAAGTTCGCCTTCTTGTCCCCGAACCGGCCGGGCTGGTCGATCAGTCGCTCCCAATAGGTGCCGGGCAGCTGGAACCTGACGGTTGCCGAACCGATGCCGAGCTTGCGATCGTGATACGCTTCCTGCGTGTAGAGGCCGCGCAGGCCGAGCAGATCGAAACCGCGGGCATGCGAAAGGTAGGCGTCGGCCGCTGCGTTGGGGGCCTCAGCCGTCTTGACGTGGCGCTTCGACCAGTCGTCGAAGATTTCGGGGTAGAGCGTCTTTACGGCGAACGTCTCGCCGCATTTATCGGCACGTCCGCAGCGCAGGATCCACGGCTTATCCGCGTTCGACCAAAGGACGTCCTTTTTGCCGCAGCCGCCATGTTCGGCGGGGCATCGCCCACCGCGCAGGTAGGTGCCCTTAACCTGCAGGCCAAAGTCGGCCTTCAGTTGGAGCAGCAAATCTCTGAGCAAATCTGAACGCATGGGAGGGAGCAATTCTTTCGGACAAGCGGGGGGCGTTCCCGGCGGCGGGGTCGCGCCGGGTCGGTTGAATCAGCAGGGTCGGTTGCGGCCGAGGCCGCGGGGATCAGGTGGTCAGAATGGCAGCGAGCGCGGCGATGACGCCGTTGTCGTCGTGATCGTCGTTAGCGTGCTGGGGCTGGTCATCGTTCGCCGGTTTCGTATCCGGACCGACAAGGTTCGGATTAGCAAAAGGGAGGTGGATGCCATCACGCGGGGTACGGCTAGGGCGGATTGTGCGGATCACGGACAACTGGGCGACGAAGCTGTGCCCGCAATCGCCGTTGGTGCATTCGAGACGGATCTCGCGCACCATGTTCGTTACGTCGGTGCTCGTGCGGACGATCGACTTGGCATCGCAGTGCGCGCAAGTGATCGCGGGCAGTCGGTTAAGCGTCTTCTTCTTACTCACTGGTAACCCCCGGTATTCCCCGCGTTTGACCCTGCGCCGAACTGAAGGAATCGCGGGATGCGACGCAGAAGCGCGTCGAGTACCGACTCGACCTGTTGCGCTTCGACCAGTGCGCGGTTGTGCGCGCGCGGGGAGGCACCGGGTTGAGCGGCTTCAATAAGGGCGGCGCCAAGTTCGCCTGCCTCGCGGACGAACTGCGCCGTGTCGGCTGCGAGCGCGCGGTAGCAGGCGGTTTCGGCGGAATATTCTACACCGACAGCGTGGGCGAGAGCCTCGGTGTACGGCGAGTCCTGTCCACCAGCCGCGCGGTACGCAGCGTCGAGTGCCGCAGCGTGCCGTATGGTTGGCGACGTCTTGTAATTCGGTTGGCTCCAGTAGCGGACGGCGCGTTTCGATCGGCCGGTGATCTTCGCCATGGCAGCCCAGCCGAGCAAACCGGCAATGGTTGTGGTCGCTTGGTCGAATGTTTTGGCGGGGCGCTCGATCGTCACGCGCTTGCCCGCTTCAAAATGGTGGCCCGATCGAAATCGACGGTCGGGCCACCAGGCCCTACGGACCCGGATACATCGTCGACGGGGAGGGAGGCCGACAGATCCGCAGGGTAAAGGTCAGGGCGCAGCAGATGCTTCGAAACGCCAGTTTCACGCTCGACGATGAGGCACAGCTCAGCCGGAAGACGCTTGCCGCTTTGAATCCACTTCCAGACGGCTGTCTGCGACACGCCGCATAGGCGTGCCATGGCGGATTGCGACCCGGCGCGGGCTACCGCGGCTTGGAGAGCTTCGGAGGGGGTTGCTTGCGTCTGCATACAACCAGCTACAACCACAGTTGATGCTAGGTCAACATCTACGTTTCCATTTCAAAAATAAACTTTGGTTGTAGGTTTTTACCGTGATTTCGATAGAACGCCTCGCCCTCCGGATGCGCAATAAGGGGATCAGCCAAGCCGAGCTGGCCCGGCGCGTCGGGATTTCGCAACAAGCCATTGGCAAACTGGTTAACGGTGCGTCGCGGAGTTCGCCGAATATCGGCCGGATCGCAGAAGTGTTGGAGACAACCCCGGCGTACCTCGCCGGTCAAGTTGACGATCCGAATGAGGGCGCGATGCTGCTCCCTACCGAGGACGTCATCGCCGACTTACTAGACCTGGTCACGATAGACGAGATTGACCTAGCCTTCGGGCTTGGGGAAACATACACCGATCATATCGCTGTCGAGACTACGCGGCGCAGGTTCCCCCGCGCGTGGCTGTCGACCCTGACAGATGCTGCGCCCGCCCATCTGGTATTTGCGCGCGGTCGCGGCGACTCGATGATGCCGACGCTTCTCGACGGTGACATTGTCCTGATCGACAAGACGCAGAATATTTTCCGCGAGCAGGATGTTCTATGGGCTGTTCTTATGGGGGACGCCGCTATGATCAAGCGGCTGCGTATGCGACCTTCAGGCCGGATCGCGTTGTTATCTGATAACTCTATGATCCCACCCGACGAAGTTTCGCCGAATGAGATCAGGATTGTCGGTCGTATAGTCTTTATTGGCCGTAGAATGTAATTATCTATGGCAGGGACACGATACTATAGGCTTTTGGGAGAGGGGTAATGTGCACGATCCTTGCGGCCTCGCCTGTACAATAACCAAATGGCTATCAGCATCGGAACAGTCCAGCCGTGTACGGAAAGGATTGTTGTCAGTCTTTGGAAAGCAATTCCGCGAAGCGGACCTTGGCCGTCTATGTCTATTATAGCTATCTTGCCGTCCCGAGCCAGGTTTTCAAACTTTTGATCGACGCCTTTCGATCTCCACTTTTCGGCGGCGTAAAGCTCCAGAAACTTACCCGGTGCCATTAAGCTGTCAAAGGGAATGCCTTCCTCAGTAGGTTCAAGCGACGGATCGTAGTAACGCCAAACGCCATCGGGTTTCGCCGCGACCGCAGAATGGGGCGGCACTCCGCCTACGTTAAACCTCACTGTTGCCTGAAGGATGCCGTTTCGACGAAATAGCTCCTGTAGGATTTGCGAAGCCTGCGAGCAAAACGCAATGTTTTCCTTAACAAGTTCCTCAGGAAGCATCTTTCCAGCGAATGAGGCGTCCATAAAAGCCAAGCTATCTAAACTATTGGCGATCCAATTTTGCCGCCAAGTCTGACGGGCAACCCCGTGTACCGTGTGCAGCTCAACAACCTTTGTCAAAGCTAGTGCCAGATCACGCTTATCGTTTCCGGTTTTTACTATTCTATGCCGGGCGGCATCCTCAAGCCCCGCTAAAGATCTAATCTCTCCAATGCGGGGGTCATAAGCATCGTTTGATATGTCAAAAGTCGTTGAACCGCCCCCCACGTCTTCAAAGCGGATCGAGTATAGGAACGCGGAAAGCGCAAAAAGAACGATGATGAACCAATCTCGTGATCTTGAAGTACGGGTCAGCGTATGCATTTTTATCGAAAGGGCCGAACTAGTCATATATCTGACATATTAATATATGTTGCTGACTCAACCAAACCAAATCGCATTAATCCATGTCACAATTGCTGGGTTGGCCGTCAAAGTATTTGAGTTGACGAGGTTTTTAGGTTCACCTTGGTAAGGTACCCCCTATCGCCAAGCTGATGCGTCACCTCGTCAACGATCCAGGCGACTGCGTCGATCTCAGTCCTGTAGCCTGCCACTGTTGTCTTTTGTTCAGGCGAGATATCCGGTCTGCCGAGCGCGAGGCTCAGATCCAGCGAGACCGGCTCGCGCTGTGATCGGCTGTGCGCGGCAGTCGCCGCGGCGCTGGCATCGGACTCCGAGCCATAGACGCGCGATAGCTTCTTCGCGCCGTCGACCTTGCCCGCGGTGACGGTTTCGCGCTTGCCGCCCTTGCGATCGTGCCACGTTGCCGAGACGCCGGGCACGTCGTCACGCTTCTGGCGGCTGAAGTTGTGGGTGTCGCCGTCGTGGCGGTTGATGGTCAACGCCGGCAGCGCGCGTCCGGCCGGGGTCGTGGCTTTCCCGATCGGGGAAAGGATCAGCCGGCCGCGCTTGATCGTGGCAACGGCGTCCTGTTCGCGCCCGAGGCGGCGCAGGAAGGCGAGATCGCTTTCTCGGCTCTGTGCCTTGCTCTTGACCGCAATCGACGCCAGCGCGGGCGCGCAGCTCGGTTTCAGTCCGTGATGCTTCGCCACCTCGCCGACGATCGCGCCGAGCGTCGTGCCGTGCCAGCCCTTCTCGCGCCTGGTCTTGAGATCGGTGGTGAAGTCTACCGACCGTGCACGAATCGTGATCGTGTCGGGTGGACCGGAATGCGTGACCTCGTCGACCTTGAAGCTGCCCTTGTCGACCAGGCCGACCACGACGTCGCTGCCCTGTTTCCAGCCGAGATGGACGGTCAGCACCGCGCCGGTCTTGGGCAGCGCCAGGCGCCCGTCCGCGTCGGACAGTACGATGTCGAGCTGGTCGGCGGACTCGCCACGCTTTTCGGAGATCGAGAGCGAAATAAGGCGTTTGCGGATCCTGCCGTCGACCGCGGCGACGTCTTCCTGCAGCGTCCCGGTCAGGTCGGTGCCGTCGAGCGTGACGCGGACGTCGGGGATGTTGGCGATCATGACTGGTCCTTCTCGTCGTCGACCCGCAGCAGGTCGATGTTGAATTCGATTTTGCGCGGTCGACCGTCGGGGCCGAGTTCCTTCAGGCCCTCGTCGATCCCCTGAATCACGAACGCTCCGTAGACCTGCCCCGCGCCGTCGACGACGGACCAGGCGTTGCCGGTGCCCGCCATGGCGCGCAGTTCATCGAGCGAGGCGCGGCCGTCGCTAAGCTCGGCATGCGCGACGCCGCGTAGGGAGATCGTTTCCGGCCCGACGCCGACGAACTGTGTCGCGTCGCGCGCGCCGATGCGCGGCGACGTCGCGTGGATCCACGACGATCGGCGCTGCAGCTCGTCATGGACGATCGTCGGGATCGAGAAAGCGAACATTCCAATAGCTAGCAGCATACCCGTCACTCCCAATCCGGTTTGTCGGCGAAAGCGGAGCGACCGTTCGCTGCCTGCTCGCGCATCATCTTTTCCCATTCTGCGCGGCAGGCCATCGCGATATCTTCAGGGCTCTGGCCCGGCGCCCCGTACACCTTGAACGAGACGTAAGTGGTCGCGGGTGCCGAGACCGCGCCGCTTGCCGCGTTCGAGGAACCGCCGACAGGCACGCCGGTCGCCATGGCGGGCACCGCCGTTCCTACTGCGATAGCTGCGGCCATACGGCGCGAAAGGTCGTCGAGACGCTGCACCGGTTCGCCCGCCGCCCCGTCCAGCCCCTTGTTCAGACCGCCGACAATGTGCCCGCCGAGCGCCATGAAGACGCGGCTAGGGGACCTGATCTGCGCGGCGCTCTTGAAGCCACCGGCAAGCGATTTTGCCATGCTGGTCCCGAAGGTCCACAGCTTCCCGGGCGCGGCCTTGATGCCGTTCCACAGGCCCTGAATTATCATGGTCCCGAAGTTGAAGAACATCGTCGGCAGGGTGATGAACGCAGCGCGCATCGCGCTTTTGAAAAAGCCCCACGCCACATTCCAGCCGTTTGCCAGCATGACGGGGAGCCGTGTCGTCAGCCACGACCAGGACGCCGAGATTGCGCCGGTGAACATGCCCCAAGCGGCATTCCATCCAGATGAGAGCAAGCCGGGGAGCGTGCCTGTAAGCCAACCAGCAGCAGCCGAACCGAACCGGTATAGCGACCCGAGCGCGTACCCGATGAAGTATGCGATGCCGCGATAGATATCGAGCGCGCTCAGCGAGAACAGCGACTTCACGCCCTCCCACATGCCGCGAAATACGCCTACCACGGCATCGCTGGCGCCAGAAAACCGCGTCTCGATACCCGTCCACAGGTTGGAAAAGAACGCGCCGATAGCGCCCCAATTGCTGTAAATCAGATACGCAGCCCCCGCGAGCAGCGCGATGCCGGCGACGATCGCCAGCGCAATGCCGATGATCGGCAGCAACGCCATCTCGGTATATGTCGCAGCCGCGGCGAACAGGTACATCGGTCCGACGATGCCGGCGAGCGCGATGGCTCCGATCCCCAGCACGATGAACAGCGCCGACAGGCCACCGGCGAACAGGACGATTGCACGGGTCATCGCCGGGTGGCGTTGCGTCCAGCCGGCAAGTCGGTTTGCGAACGCCCCGGCGCGCTCGAGGACGGCGTTGACGGTCGGCAACAGCGTGTTGCCGAGCGAGATCGCCAGCGCCGCGGCGTTCACCTTCAGCGCCTTGGTCTGTTCGGCCGAGTCCTTCATGCGCTCGGCGAAGTCGGTGTCGGTCGTACCGTTCGCCGCTTGCGCCTTCGCGCGGATCGCCCGGTATTCCTCCAAATTCTGAATGATCGGGCGCAGGCCCTGCTGCACCTGGCTGTCCTCGAACAGGAAGCCGAGCTTGCCGAGATCCCCGCCGGTCGCCTTCTTCGTCAGCTCGGCAATCGCCTCCAGCGGCGTCTTCCCCTCGGCATATGCCTTTTTCAGCGACTTCGGCAGATCGATACCGAATTTCGAGAACGCCTTGATCGTCGCCGGTGACGAGATTTTCTGAATGATGTTCGACACGTTGTTCGCGGCCGATGCCGAATCACCGGCACCCTTGCGCGCGATCTGCAGCGCAGCCGCCAGATCCGCGACCGCGCCGGTGCCGGTCTGCCCGAGCGCCTGATAGCCGGCGGTGAGCGCGGGGAACGCGCCCGCCATATCCTTGATCTCGAACGCGCCGGCCTTGCCCGCTTCGGCCATGATGTCGATGACCTTGCCGGTCTGCGAGATCGGCACCTTCAGATTGTCGTTCGCCGCGAAGGCCGCGGCCGACAGATCGTCGATCTCGGCTTTGTACGCGGTCGCCGCGCGCCCGATCGGCTTCATCATCTGCGTGGCCTTGGTCGGATCGAGGCCGAAGCCCGAGAGCGTATCGACGCCCTTCTGCAGATCCTCCGGCATCTGGTTGGCTGCGCGCGACGCGATCAACAGGCTCGCGCCCATCTTGTCCGCCTGGACGCGCGCCAGGTTCGCCTTCTGCGCGATGTCGGTCATCCCCGACTGGAACGCCTGCGCCTGCTCGATCCCGCCGAGTATCGGCCGCGCCATGACCATGCCGGTGGCGAGCGATGCAGCACCACCTGCCGCCATGCCGGTGGCGAGCCCCTGGCCGCGGGTGAACCGGTCGCGCGCTGCACCGAAGCGGCGCTGGCGATTGCTGGTCTCTTCGAGCTGGCGCGACTGCTCCTGCAGCTCGCGGTTCGTCTGCATCGCGTCGGTGCGCAGGCGGCGTTCATGGCCCGCCAGATCGTTGACGTCGACACCGGCCGTATGCAGGCGCAGGGACAGCTCCTGCAGGGCGCGACCGTCCAGATCGTGCTGGCGGGTGAGCTGCTGCTCCTCGCGTTTCGCCCGTTCGAATTCGCGCGTCATGGCGCGGGTAGGGGTGGCGGTCTGCTCGATCTCCTGCGCGAGACGGCCGACCTTCGTCTGCGCCGATTGCATCGCCTGCTCGGTCGTGCGCAGCCCCGCCTTCAGTTCGCGGAAGCCCCCAACGTCGGCCTGCGCGCGCTCGATCTCTTTCAGCTTGTCGCGGGTCAGTTTCAGCGCCTGCGCGGTGCGCGAGGATCCGTTGGCGATATCGCGAAGGGGGCGAGTGACCTTGTCACCCGCCTCCAGCAGCATACGGATACGAAGGTTGCGATCGGCCATGCGTCAGCTTTCCGGATTGTGGCGCTTGGCCGCTTTGGTCCTCCAGCCCATGAGTTCGCCGAGCGGCATCGCGCTCATGACGTCGGGGGACCAGTGAAAGACGAGGGCGATATCCGCCATCGCCTCGCCTACGTCGTTGGGGAGGCCGCATCCTTCGCGGACTTCGGCAGCAAAAAATCCATGACCTCGCCACCGAGCTGCATGAAGTCGGCCGGGTCGAGCTGGCCGATGTCGTGCTTGGTGAGCTGCGGCGTGGTGATGCGCGGCAGCAGCGTTTCAAGCGCGGTGTAGTCGAGTTGCGACAGCGCCATCATGGTCGTACCGCGCAGCTCGCCTGCAGAAGGCTTGCGCACCTGAACGGTGCCGACGGTTGCGTTACCGATCTGCAGGGGGAAATCGAGGGTGATGGTGCGCAGACTGGTCGAGCTGGTGAGAGTGGTCTTGTCGGTCATGACATGGGTCTTTCGTGGATCGGGGCCGCGGTTCGGCCGGGGAGGTTTCAGCGGCTGGGGCGTCGGCGGGACGCCCCAGCGCGTTAGAAGTCGAGGGCGTTGCGGATCGCGGCTCGGCGATCGACACCGCCGACGAACAGCACGCCGTTCAACGGATCGGCTTCGATCAGCGTCTCACCGTTCCAGGTGAGCTTGTAGTAAGAGAGCGCGGTCTTCACCTTGAACTCGCCACCCTCGCCGGGCTTGATCTCGCCCATGTCGATCTCTTCGTGACGGCCCCGAATCACGACCTCAATCCGATCGACATCCCCGGTATCGTCCTGCTGCCAGGCGCCGGCGAAGCGGAGCTGCACGCCCGCAATGTCGGTTTCACCGTACTGGCTAAGAACGTCCTTCATTGGTCCGCCAAGCGACCATTCCATCTCCATGGCGTCGCCGCCCATGTCGATCTTTACGGCCGAGTCCATGCCGCCTCCGCGCCAGTCCTCGAGCTTACGGGTCAGCTTGGGCAGAGTGACGCTTGCCCACTCGCCAAGGTATCGGTTGCCGTTGTTGAACAACTGGCCGTCTTTGTGTTTGCGGGGCAGGCCCATTGCGTTTCTCCGTTACGAAAAGAGGGTGAGGTCAGGCGGTCCCGACGAGGCTGGCGAAGTCGGCCAGATATTCGTCGGTGATCTGCTGCTCGAGCCCGAGGCATTCGAGCGGATAGACCGGCGTGTAGCGGTAGCTGATCGCGAGCTTGCCCATCTTGAGTTGCGCGGTCGGGTTTTTCATCGCGTCGAACCACGCCTCCGCGCCGAGGATGTACCCGCCGGCCTTCAGCTTGCGGAACGCGGCGTTGATCTGCTCGACGATGTCGCGTGCGAGGCTCGGCAACAGCGGCTTGTCGATCGCCCACAGCACGCCTGCCACGATCGAATCGGCGAGGACCTGCGCGGTCCGCGTCGCGCTCTCGAACGTGAAGGCATCGTCGGCTGGGGCGCAGGTATGGTTGCCCCAGAAGCGCAGCTCGCCGTTGATCCGGACGATGGTGGTGATCTGCGCGGCGTTGATGATGTTCGCATCGGCGTCGGCGTCCTGCAGATCGAACTGGACGTCCTTCGTCAGGCCGTCGACACCGGCAACGGGCACGTTCGACAGCGTCTTGTGGAACCCCTGGTCCTGGTCGATCGCGGCGCGCAGGCCAAGCGCACGCGCGACGGCGAAGCTCGGCACGTCGGCACCGTTCGCACCGAGCGGCGCGGTGAAGTCCGGCCAGATCAGCATCAGCTCGCGCTGGGTGAAGTTCCCGCGATAGGCGACGATGGCCGTGCGATCCGCACCGACCGCGCCGGCATAGGCCATGCCGCGTAGGCGCTTGGCGACCGTCGCCAGCCCGATCGCGACCGCCTTCGTGTCGAGACCGGGCGCACCGATGATGCGCGGTCGATATCGAACCTGTGCTTCGGCCGCGAGCAACGCCTGCATGCCGGTCTTGATGCCGGCGACGTCGGCGCCGATGACGGCTGCGTCCGTGGCCGCGGCGTCGGCGCCCGGTGCGACGCGGACGATCACGACCGGGCAGCGCACCTGGTCGGCGATGGCGAGCAGCGCGCCCTTCATCGTGCCGGTCGCGCCGGCTGCGGCAATGGCGTCGGCGATCGTCATGGCCGAGGTCGGTGCGCCGACTAGAACGGGCGTGTTGAGCGGGAAGACGTCAGCCGAGGCGGCGGGCGCGGTCACGACCAGGCCGATGACGGCGGTGCCGATCGTCGCGATCGTGCGCGAGACGCTGGCGGTCTCGTTTACGTTGATCCCATGGAGAAACGTCATGCGTAGTCCTTTCAGGCGGTGAGCGCGGAGGCCGCGCGGACGGGAATGGTGAGGTCGAGCGTTGCGATCGGGGCGGCGACATCGACGCGCCTACTGACGATACGCAGGGCAAAAGAGCCGGGTTCGGCACCGCTGCCGAGGCCGATGCGCGAGACGCGCACGCGCCGCTCCTGCCGCATGATAGCGAGTGCGGTTGCCGCGAAGATGCGGATCCGGCCGAGCTCGTTCATCGGCTGATCGAACAGCTCGGGCAGTTCGCTGCCGTATTCGCGTCGACCGATGCGCGTGCCGAGCGGCGTGCCAAGGATATCGGCGATCGACTGGCGAATGTGATCCGCGCCGGTCAGCAACCCACCGGTGTTGCGGTCCATGCCGATCATCGCGGCGGTCCCGAGAATGCCGCGCCCGCCTGGACGCCGGTGTGGGTATGGGACTTGAGGCTCTTGCCGTCCGCGACGACGTCGCCGGTCGCTTTCATCGCGCCTTGAAGATCGATGTCACCTTCGACCGTCACAGGGCCGACCAAGCGGATGCCGCCCGGCGCGACGATCGTCGCCTTGCCGTTCGATCCCAGCGACGCGGTAAGCTCGCCAGAGCCGGGGTCGTATCCAAACCACGCACCATCCTCGAACTCGATCCGCGTCGAGCCGTCGTTTGCGGGGTGCGGGTGGGTGTCGGAGCTGAGGCTACCGACGACGATCGCGCGGGCGGTGTCGCCCTCGGGGCAGAGTACCACGACCTGTTCGTCGGCCGAGGGCGGCGACCAGACACGAGTCTTGCCAACGCGCGCAGCAAGCCAGGGGATGTCGCCGGTAGTGAAATCGTCGGCGAACCGGACGCGGCAGGTGCCTGCCCCGAGGTCGACAGACGCGATGATTCCTTCGCGCGCAACGTCGCCAATGAGGCGCTGACTATCGGCAGGATCGGACATCCGCGCACCATGGCGGCGGGAATTACGATACGTCGCGTGTCCGGTCTTGTAGAGAGCCTCTCTACAAGACCCGGTGCATCAGTCAGTTCGGGCCAGCATCTCGGCTCCAGCGTCATATGCGGCGCGCATCGCCGACAACGCCTCGGTATCATTGCGGTTTGCACGGTACAGAGCGCCGAAGTCGCTCTTGATGATCCATTCGGGCGAGGGCGCATGGCCCCGCCAGGTGAGCGCAAACCCTGCGACGCCGTCGCGCGTTTCGGGCACCGCGAGTTCGATCCGGGTGATAGTCGCCATGTTCGATCCTCTAAGCGTTCTGGACCACGACTTTTACGTCGTGTGCCGGCATGTCGATGACCGCGGCGGTCGGGTTGGAATAGCGCACGTCGACCGTCTGGAAGTCCACGACGCGACCGCGGATTAGCAGGTCGCCTTCGTCGATCGACGGCACGATCTGTACCGTGCTTCCCACGCGCGCACCGGGCACTGTTACTCGGACAATGACCTTCGCACCGGGCGCGAGCGGGCCGGGATCGTACCCGGCCAGGGTGGCGGCCGACCGCAGGTAGACCGGCGTGAAGGTTGGCGCGACGTTACCGACAGGCATCCACCGCATGCCGGTATTCGGATCGACATATTCGCCAGCGCCGACCGGGGCGTTTTGCGAATATCCGGTTCCGCGCGCGGCGACGATCCAGCTTTGCCCGTCGCTCGTTCGGATCTGACCGACCAGAAGATAATCCTGCGCCCAGTTCCCACCGCTGATCGCTCCCGAGACCGTGACTTCCCAGTGTGACACCCCTGCGGCGCTGGACGTCGCGTTGAGATACCGCGCGCCGGCTGCATAGAACCCTTCGCGGTTGGGCACCGCGGAGCGCATGCCGACGATGCGCGCATTGGCCGAATCGTTCGAGTCCTGGATAGCGCAGTCGTGAAGGGTCATCACACCGGGGAGAGGCACCGGCCCGCCATAGGTGCGAAGCGTATTCACACCGCCTGCCGAAAACTGGGGACGACCGTTGACGGTGTAGGTGAGGTCTCGATTGCGATACTGTCCGCCGGACCACCGCAGCTCCATATTGTCGGTGTCGGACCGGTGAAGCAGAGGAACGTTCCGGACCACGCGGCTGATGGTATTCTCGGGGTCGGGTGCTCCAACGATCGTGAATTCGGCCTCGCCGATTGCCGGATAGGTCGGGTTGCTGGTATCGCCCGAGCCGCGATATTGGCCAACCCCACGCGGACTCGTCATGCCCAGCGTGCTGCCGGACATCACATGCGAAAGCTGGGTCCACCCCATGTTGGGACCGACGACGGTTGCGGTCGGGCCGTGGCAATATCCATAAGCACCTTCGCCCTCAACATAGACGCCGACGAACGTGGGATTGCCGTAGGTGATGATGGGCGCTTGCAGCGGGTAGTCGGTGCCCGCCGTCCATTGCGGAAACCTTGTCGAAGCTACGTCAGCAACACCACGATAGTACCAGGACCGATCATTCGTGCCCGGCTCGTCGGACTGGTAAAGCTTGTTGAGAACCTGCCAGAGCTTGCCCTTGTGGTAGACGCCACCGGTGCCGTAGCCCGCAATATGCGGGGCGATATAGACGTTGGTGAAATAGGCGAAGTCGGCAATGCCGGCGAGCCCGCAGACCTGTGTCGAGAAGCCGATCGAATAGCCGATATTGGCATCTGCACCACGAACGAAATGCCCGTTGCCGCGCACGGAATGCGCGAAGCAGTCGATATCGACCCAGTTGGAAGCCTCGCCATACCGGCCGCCGCCATCGGTATAGGCGTCGATGTGGATGCCATCGCCGGCGATATTGATGAACGTGCAGTTCTCGATCCGTGCTGCCGCCCGCATATCGACTGCGTGTGAGGTGTCGTCGAGCGGCCCCCAGGACACCTGAGAGAATACGATACCGGAAACGCGCGACATCGAGTTGCCGACCCGGCCGACTATCCCTGCCGCGGTCGGACCCTGCGTGCCGTTGCTGTTGACCCTTAGGCAACACGTCGAGGCGGGCACCATGATCCATGTCGCACCGAAGCCGGGAACGCCACCGTTGCCGCGATAGCTCGCCCCCTTCAGGTTGAACTGGCCTTCCGTCTCAAGCGTCTTCGAGGCGTAGTAGACCCCTGACGACAATTGAATTTCCGGACTGATTGCGCGCCCGGCGTCGTGCCGATAGCGCATGCATGCGATCAACGCAGGATAGCTGTCGGTCGCCGTTGCGGGGTTGCCCGTATAATCGGGAAAGGCACCTGCCTGTGCCGGGTAGATCGTGTTGCCGACCAGGACGTAAGACCACCAGCCGCCATTTGCTGCATCGGTGGAGCCGTCCGGCATGATCCGATCTGCACTTCGGAACGAAAAATACGGGTTGGCCGGATCCGCGGCAACGCGCTTGTACGTGGCCGCACCACCGTCACCAGGGTTGAGGCGTCCGCGGGTGACGACGACGCGCGCGGTCGCTGGAATTGCCGACACCTTGGCGACGCCGATCGTCTCGAACGTGACGTCGCCGGCTCCCACCGCAACGGCGAACGGCTTGGTGGCGAGCGCCGCGCTGATCGCCTCTTTCAACCCGGCCGTCGCTTCCTGCGATGCCTTTGCCTCGGCAGCCGCGGCGCGGGACTCGGCTTGAAGAGCCGTCGCGGTTTGAAGGACCGGCACCGCCGCAGCCGCGACCAGTGCGCCGATGAGCGCCAGCTTGCTGACGCCCTCCGAAAGGACCGCGACACCCTCACGGCCGGTTGGCACGTTGAGAAAAGGAAGAGCGGAGATCTTCATATCAGTGTCCGAATGCACGCCAACGGAAGCCACCCGAGGCGTCCGCCGTGGGCGATTTGTGGTTTTGGGCGAAGAGCTGCGCGCTGGCGGCGCTGAGCGTGATCTCCTGGACGGTCGACTGACCGTCGTTCGATGCACTGCTATTGATGATGGTGGTGAAGATGCCGTCGCACGCCGTCGGAAACGCCCAGGGGAAGTTCAGCGTGAAGATGCTCTCGCTGCCCGGCAGCGCCGACACGCCCATCATATCGACGCTGCCATCTGAGAAGCGGCGATACCTGTTCGCGCCGTCCGACTTGCTCTCGACGAGGTAGATGACACCCGCCGCGGCGAGTGCGGCCGGCGTGGCGGCGACGTTGCTCGCGGTGCCGGCGAGCAGCTGCCCGGCAGTCGCGGCCGGCACCGAGATCGTGATGTCGGTGGTGAGCGCGTTTCCGCCGATCGCGAGACCGGCCGTATTGACGCGGCGCGCCAGCGGCACGCGCGCGAGGATCGAGGCGATGATGTTGACCAGGCTGGATGGCGTCAGTGCCTTGGTGGTCAGCTCGCCGGCATCGGCCTCGACCGCGGTAGCGCGCGGGACGTCAATCGTGATGTCGGCATCGAGCGTTCGACCGCCGGTCGCGAGGCCGATGGTGTTGACCTTGCGACCGAACGGCACGCTGTTGGCGAGCAGCACGAGGATGTTCGCCAGGCTGGACGGCGTCAGGGCCTTCGTCTGTAACAATCCCGCATCGGCTTCCGCTGCGGTCGCGCGCGGCACGTCGATCGTAACGTCGCCATCGAGCGCGCGACCGCCGGTTGCGAGACCAATGGTGTCGACCCGACGCGTTGCGGGCACGAGTCCTGCGATCGTCACAAGGATCGACGCGAACCGGGCGTCGATCGACGCTTTCAGCGCATCGATCCCCGCGATGATTTGCGCCAGTCGCGCCGCCAGTCCCTTTGGCGTGACGGCACGGCTCGCGTCGATACCGTCGATTGTCTCGGCATCGGTCGCCAGCTCGACGACGCCTTGCGTCTCGGTGGTCGAAGGCGGGATGAGGAAGTTCGCATCGCCGAACGTGACCTTGGCGACGTTCGCTGCCGGGAAGGCGATGTCGATCGCCAGCACGTTCGACGCCTGCGCGGATTTCTCGATGATCCGGTCGGTCTGGCCGTAGACGGCGAACAGGGTGCCGTCCGACAGGTACAAGCCGAAGGCGCGGACGCCGTAACTGATCACCGCATCGTCGCGCACGATCAGGTGCACGATGTTGTTACCGACCTGCGCACCCGAGATCGAGGCGATGCGGCGGATCTCGCCGGGCAGTGCCGTCAGGGTCGGCGCAACGACGATGACGCTGTCGGTCATGCCGACCGACGAAATCCGCAGATCGACGGCATCGCCGAGCTGCGCCGCAGTGAAGCGGTCAAGTCCTGCATCGGTCATCGTGAGTATCAATGCGGGGGTGTTCATGCAGCGTCCTCGATAAAATCGCCGGTGTCGTCCTGCAGGGGCTCGCCATCTTCGGTCTGAAGGTACGCGGCCCATGGCGCGGCCGGAGCGGTGCCGAGCGCGACGGTGTGACGGAGCAACTGGACCGCGCGCACTACGCCCATGACGCCGATCGTGCCGGCGACGGCGAGGTGCTGGACCAGGCGGAAGTGTTCGCGCAGTGGCTTCGTCCGCGAGACCTCGCGAATGATGGTCTCGGCAAACGCGGCGGTCGCGCGGGTGCCGCTTGGCGCTGTGCCATCGACGGTGAGCGGGAGTATGATTTCGAAGGTATGTGGGGCGGCACGCGGTTTGGCTTCGAACCATTCGACGACGTAGGCGAGCTGGTCGAACCGATGCAGCACCGTCTCCACCGAAACGCGCGTGCCCTTGATCCGGTGAAGCGCGATCGAGCTGGCGACCGCCTGGCGCTTGACCGCCTCGCTCCAGTCCGCGTCCCAGCTATCGAGCGACAGCCCCCAGCCGAGCCACGGCAACCAGTCCGCATCGATCGTGGCAGGATCGAGCAGGGTATCGATCGGTGCGGTGACGTCGCCGATACGTGCCGTTGCCGCCTCGAGCGCGCGTTCGAGCGGCGTTGCGTTCGGTGGCAGCAGCGTCACGACGCGAACCCGCCGTGCGAGACCGCGATGGCGGTGCAGTAGGCGGCTTGCGTCGCATCGCATGCAACGTCGGCAGCGAGATCGAGGTCGACCCGGTGCACGCCTTTCGGACTGAGAGCAGCCATAAGGCCCGATCGGGTGATGGTGCGGCCGAGCTTGCGGTTCTCGGCAAGGAAGGCGACCAGCGCATCGCGCGCGGTCGCGACGATAAGGTCGGGATCGGGGCCGGAGAAGGTGAGAAGCCGCGCGGTGACGACAAACGGTACGATGCGGGCAGACGCGACGGTGACGAGATCGCCGAGCGGTCGAATGCCCGGATCGTTCACGATCGTCGTAACCTTGGCGAGCAGATCCGCCGGGGCCGTGCCGTCGCCGCTGCGATTCAGGACCGATACCAGGACTTCCCCCGGTGTCGTGCTGATCGCGCTGGCGTCGAGGACGTCGGCCGACGCGTCCTTCGCATGCTTGACGTAGGCCAGCTCGGGGCCAGCAACCGAGAAACCTTCGGGCGCGAGAACGATGCGCTGGCGCAAGCGATCGTCGTCTTCGTAGATCGCCGCTGCGCCTGTCGCCGCGTTGGCGGGCGTGACGATCTGGCGGGTGACGCCGACCAGGGCGGCGAGATGATCAAGGCGTGCGCCGGTCGCGTATGCGACGAAGAGCTGAAGCGCGCCGTCCTGGAATGCCTGCCGCACGATCAGCTCGCGGTATGCGGCGACGTGCAGCACCTTCACCGCGGGATCGCTATCGATCGTCGCATCGAACGCCGGCAATTCCACGCGCAGTGTCGTGACCATCTGGTCGACGATCTGGTCGAACGTCAGTTGCTCGACAACGATCGGTGCGGGAAGGCGCGACAGATCGACGGTGGTGGAAGTGGTGGTCGTCATGGCCGGGCCATGTCGGCGCGCTTCGGGGCGGAAGGCTACCGCCGGGTCTTGTAGAGAGGCTCTCTACAAGACCCGGTTTTATGACACACCCGCAAGCATTCTTCTAAACTGAGACGGTTAGAGCCACTAAGATAACAGGCTAGCGTCTTTTGAATCCTCGCAACCGTAAGCGATAAGCAGCTCGTGGACGATCTGCCGCATCATGGCAGTCATTATGGTTGCGCCGACCTTCAAAGTTCCATCTTCCGTACTTTTTATCCCATTGGGTGTCTGAACAATAAATTGTCCCCAAGAATAGGTCTGTTCAAGTTCATCTAATAAAAGTGGCATATCGCCGTCCTGATGCGCCCCACGAGTGTTGCGAAGGAGAGCTACGAAATCGCGACGATTAATAGTTTCTCGTTCTTGGAAAGGGACAAATGGCGTGCCGTTTAACGGCAGCATGCCGGGGTGGCCTCCCGGTATGGCCGCGCTAGCTCGGTAAATTATATCTTTATTCCACCAGTCTCTAAATGGAAGCGTAACGGTGGACTCGTCTCCCATTTGAAAATCTGCAACGAAATCGATTTTGGTTTGGTCTTTATCGAGGATCACCCCCGCCAACTTATGCATGGCGTTTATCATGCGTGTCTCATCACCAAAATCTATCGTCGTAAACGTTTTTGACCCTCGTAAGCGGATCGCCGCACCGCCATCGGTCAGGATTTTATGAACTTCAGTGGCCATCGACAGCGCAACTTGATGCGTTCCTGCGTCGTATATTTTGGCCATTTGACTCAATAATTCTAGTGACTGATCGAACATCTTCAGAAGCTCGTTTTCATTCATTTTGCGAGAGGCAAATTTTGAAGCCTTGTGTCGAGCCAACACGTCCCTCCTTGTACGATAATGAAACGCTGTAACTGTCGTATCTGGGAATGGTACTATTGATTCGTAGCGATGTGGTTGAGCAGCATGTCGAGCGCGCGAGACTGCTCCGACTGCGTAAGCCCGAGCAAACCGCGCTGGGCGTAGCGGACGGCGCGAGCCTTCTTAGATGGCTTTTCACGCAGACCGTCCTGATGGACACGGGCAATCTCGGCAGCGCGTCCTGAGAATCCTATCCACGCCTCCAGATCGGTCGAGCCGGCGCGCAGGTTACGACCGTTGCGCAGCTTGCGGAACATGGCCTTCTGCCGAATCGTGCCGCGACGCCGTAGCTTGCCAGCGCCCGCGTTCTGCTCGCCCGCCTCAAGGGGGAGATACTGCGCCACCTTGTCGTAGAAGAAGCTGCGGATCCCGCCGGCCTCGATGTCGAAGCCAGTCATCATGGGACCGTCGTGCACCCAGCTCTTCATGAACACGGCGCGGGGATTGGCGTCGCCCTTGGGATACAGGAACTTCACGGCATAGGCGCCGGGCTTCAGCTCGGCTCGCTTGCGCCGTGCAGCGAACGCGCCGCCCTCGGGGTCCTTCTGACGGCCGATGCGGTCCGACTGGCTCTTCTGGATCGAGCGCGCCATCTTGCGCAACAGGGACCGACGTTCGCTGCTCGCGAGCTGGCGCAGCAGCGCGCCGGCAAGCGACTGGATCTCGGCAAAGTCGTCGGTCATCGGTCGGGTACGGTTTCGAGCGTGCCGGCGGTGACATCGTCGAGAATGCCTGCCCACAGGCGGACACCGGTGACGTCGTCGAATTCGTCGGCACGGCTCGGTTCGTCGAGGTGCGTCACGACCAAACCTTCATCGGTGCGCTCGACCTTCACGCGCTCAGTCAGCTCGAGATCGATCGATATGTCTGCCAGATCGCCGTCGAGGATCTCGGACTCGAAGCTGAAGGGCTCCTGCTGGTCGCGCTCGAGCAGATCGGGCTGCTGGTCGGCGACCCATGCAAGCAGTGGCACGAACAGCACATCGACGTCGCCCGCAAAGTCCTGCACCACCACGTTGACGGTATAGCGATATTCGAAGCTTAGCGAACCGGTCAGGCGGGCGGCGATCCGCCCCTTGTCGATGAACATCGCCAGATTTTCCGGCTTGTCCTTCAGACCCGGCACCGAGGCGATCAGCAGCGTCTTCAGGCTTTCGGGCTTCTTCATGACGATATCCAGATCGATAACAGTGGGCCAGTTGTGACCAGGCCGGGGCATGGTATGGGGACGGCGTCGCGGCGTCGGTCTGCCTTGGTGAGCGGCGCTGCGACACCTGACCCTATTGCGCGGTGTACCGCTGCAGCGTCTGCGCCTCGATGTCGTAGCCCGGCCCGGTTTCGTGGACGCCGTCAGCCGTAAGGCCGTTGCTGACCGCGCCAACGCGACCGCCGAGCAACGCTTCATCGTCTTGGAACGCGCAGCCGTTCGATGCCGCGAGCGTCACCAGCGCCGACTTCCACTGCGTGCGCGTCGCGTCGGCTCCATAGGACGGCGAGGTCCCCCCGATCGACGGCCATTCGAGGATGCAGTCGCCGGTCACCTTCGCCTTGGTGATGATCGCCTGCAGGTCGGCAACCGACGTCGCCAGTGGCACGCCCGTGTTGAGGTTGTTAGTCCACAGGTTGATGATGGTCAGGTCGGGAGCATACGCGGCCAGAGCATTTAGCGGTGCCCACGCGGTCGTCGTGTCGGCCTGGTATCCGCTGACGACGCCGTACACGGCAAAGTTGCTGATCTCGATCCCCGGAACCGCGCTGTCCCATGCGATCATGCCGGCGATCTCTACATACCCGCCGGACGTGCGGGTGATGCTGATCGGGCTGGCGTCCTTCGTCGCGAAATTGATCTCGCTGCGGATGATCGCGTTCGTTGCGCTCTGCGCGTTGATCGTGAACGTCTCGCTCCCCTTGGTGACGGTGAAGATACCCTCTCCGGGACGCTGGACGTAGAAGATCGAGGCGCGATCGACCGGCACGGAAGGCTGGAACGTGCCGGGGTTCGTGTTGCCGGTGGCAAGCGAAGGCCCACCGAGCGACACGACACCGCCCGACCAGCCCGAAAAACCGCTACGCCGCGGATCATAGGCGAGGACGTCCGCGATCGACGACATGCCGCCGGTGCCGAACCAGCTGTTCGTTCGCGTCGGTAGACCTGACTGGCCGAGCAACACCGCCAGGCGCGACGGGCGCGAGAACCCGAAGGCGTTGGTCGTGAACTTGGTGCCGGTGCCGGCACCCGCGCCGAACGTCTTGCTGTCGCCGGGAAACGCGATCTTGCACGTCGACACCAGCGCGAGGCGAAGTTTGGCGCGGCAGGTCCGCCACTTCGTGAGCGACGCGCCCTGCATGCTCGCCTCGCGGGCGAGCGTCACAGTCTGCTGCTGCGTCCGCACCGCGAGCCCGCGGGCGGCAGGGTCGACCTGCGCAGCGACCGGCGTGGCCAGCATGCCCAGCGCGGCGAGCGCGAGCAGCGCGCGCATGAAGATGCCGCGCATCACTGAGCCACCCGGTAGCCGATGCCGGACGCCGGCAGGGACAGATAGAAGGTCGCGCCGGCTTCCGTTTCGATCCACGGCTGATCGACACCCTGTTGCGTGTAGGTGCCGAGGAGGGCACCGGCGGGCGTTAGCGGCAGCTTCGTCGCGCCGCTATCGGTCGAGCGCAGCAGCTGCGCCGTTCCACCCGGCCACGTTGCGGCGGACAGCGCGACGGTGATCGTGCGGCCGAGCTGCGGCACGAACGGGCCGACGACCTGCGCGGCTGACGACGTACCGCTGAGCGGCGTCGAGGTCGCCGCCAGCGTGATCGGTGTCACCGATCCGCTGATCGGCTGCGTGGCAGGCCAGAACGTGCCGGCGACGGGAATGGCGGTCGCACCGGCAGCGCCCTGGATCGTCACGACCTTGGCGTTCGGCGTGCCGGCCGCGCCGGTCGGCGTGCCTTCGCCGGGAGCGGCACTGCACCCCGAGATGCAACGGATCGGCAAACCATGCGCGTCGTCGACCGGGATCGCTTCGCTACGCAGTGGGCCGAAGGCGAGGCCCTGCAGTACCGTGATGCTCTGGTCGTTGTAGATCGGCTTGGCCTGGCCGTGCGCGCTGGCAGCCGCCAGCAACGCGGGACCAGCCAGCAGGGCGAGTAGACGGAGTTTCACCGCGGCTCCTTTCACTTTGCGTTGGGGACCGGGCAGGTGCCGGGCGCATTCCAGTTGACGAGACGATCGCCGCGATCGGCGTTGCCGGCGAAGGCGCGCGCGAGGCGGATGATGCCGGCGCGAATCTTGGTCGGGATCTGAGCGATCAGCGCGGGATCCTCGGGCAGGCCGGCGGGGCGATCGGCGCAGTGCAGCAGCTCGGCGGGCGGCGTGTCCTTCACCTTCACGACGATCGGCGTCGAAATCGCCGCGGGCGGGGCGTCACCGCGCCGGGCGCAGGCCGGCAACGCCGTTAACAGCGCGAAACCACTCGCTATCGACAATGTTCGTCCGTTCAGCTTTCGCATCTGCCATCTCCATTCGTTGTGCGGCCGAGCTTGCTGCCTCGGCAGCAGCGCGCGCGGCGCGGGTGTCTTCGTTCTGTCGGGCGTCATGGTCGGCCATCGCCTGCGCGAGCGTCGCCGCGGCGAGCTGGTCGCTGCTGGCCTTGAACCGGACCAGCGCGGCGACCGTGGCGGCGCAGGCTTCGCCGCGCGGCATCTTGCCAGCCGCGGCAAAGCCGGTGCCGGATCCGGCGCAAATGACCTGCGCGGTGTGCTGGAGATCATCGCGATCGGCGCGCGCCTGGCGGGCCTCGACATATTGCCAGGCGCCGACCGCACCGACGATCACGAGGACAAGGAAGGCGAACTCGCCGCGCAGCTTGGCAAACAGGGTCTTCATTTCGGCTCCTTTCCGGTAAGCATCATGGCTTCCAGCCGCACCGCGCGAGCGCCGACCTGGTCGTGCCACTTCGACGCCTTCATGCCGGCGACGGCACCCGGCCAGTCGCCGCGCTGGATCTTCGGCAGCGTGCCGTAGAAGCCCAGCAGGCCGGCGCCGGTGATTTTGCGTTTGGCATCGGGAGCGCGGCCGATCCCCATGTTGAAACACATGTTGAGCAGCACGCGCTGGCGGACGCCGTTGAGCGTCCGCCACCACGGCAGCTTGGCGTCGAGGTCGCGCTCGCTGCGTTTGATGTCGTTCGCAAACAGCGCGTCCGACTGTGCCTGCGTGATGCCGCGGGCAATGCAGCTTGCGGTCGTGATGCCGAGCAGACGGGTCTCTTCGGCCGTGATGCCGACGTCGTCGAGGTTGCGGCCCTTGCCGATCGAGCGCTTGCCGGCGGTGCAGAGATACACACGCAGCTTGTCGCCTTCGTCGCGCGCGATCTCGGCCGACAGCCGTGCCATGTCGTAGGTCACAGGCCATCCTTCCGTGGGAACCAGCGGTCGAAAAAGGCCGCGGGGATATCGGTGATGCGCTCGGAGAGACCGGCGATGAATTTCGGCGTCGCCTTGAATGCGATCATGCCGACGACAAAGCCGACCGCCTGGATGACGAACGGGTCGGGCTGGTTCCACGGCCACAGCACGCGGATGACGCCGGTCGCGAAATAGCTGACGACGATGCCGACCGACATTTGCAGGAAGCGGCGCGACCAGGTCAGGCCGGTCTCGTAGGCGAGGCTGACAGCGGCACCAAGCGCGGCCGGCATCAGTCCGAACAGGAATGCCAGCAGCGACACCCCAAATTCGTGGAGTAGGTCCTTCATGATTCAATCGCTCCAGAGCTGAACGAGGTCGCGCACGACGGGCGTGATCGGGACATCGGGCAGAATGACGGGGGTGCCGGTCGGCAGGACGGCGCCCATGCCGGCGAGGCCGGGGTTGGCGGCCAGCACCGTGCCGAGGTTGCTCGGGCCGAGCGCGCGGGTGCGCCACAGGGCGGCGTCGAGCGTCTCGCCGTGGCGCGTCGTGATCGTGTCGGCCATCAGATCAGCTCGATGTCGACGCGACCGCGACCAAGGATGTCGCGAATCGCGTGGATGGCGTCGCGGCGCATCTCGCCAATCGACGGTTCGAGATCCTCGACGTCGCGCTGACCCGCCGTTGTCGTGTCCGTGTCGCGGTATCTCTCGACCAGCTCGGCCTTCACATACGCGCCGATCGCGCGGGCGTAGAGCAGCATGAAGCGGCTCGTGCCGTCGATCTGCGGGGCGGGCACAGCCGTCAGCGACACATAGCCCGCGGTCATCTTGCTCGCCTGCCAGGTGGCGAGCTGGTTGCCGACCGTAACGATCGCGCGGATGATCGCACCGCGCAAACGCTCGGGCGTCACGCTGTCGCGGATCCGGTGTTCGGCGCGGAGCTGGACGGGATCGATGTTCGGAAACCAGCCATCGTTGACGATGACGGCCTCGGTGACGGGCGGCGTGCCGGGTACGACGGAGTTTTTGACGACCAGGCTGCTCATACGATCACGCGGATCGCGGCGATCGAGCCGGCGAAAAAGAGTAGCAGGCCAACGACGATGGCGCTGACCACCAGTCGAATGAAGACCGCGCTGCCGGGCTGGTCGCGATCGGCAAGCCCAACAATCACCAAGCCGAGCGCGCCAGCCAGGACAAGCCTGACGCCTAAGCCGATCGCTATCAGCGACGCAGAGATATTGATGCACTCGGCGAGCGTCACGGTCAGTCCTTCATGAATAAACGGGGGTGGGGATCAGGACGATCGATGGCCCTCAGCGCCGAAGCGCCCTCCCATCGCGTGTGATCCGCCCCCGAGCGCCGAGGAGGCAGCTTACGCAGCCGGCGGGGTGCCGGCGGGTTTCGTGGTCGGCTTGGGCGGCGCTAGCGCGCGCTCCAGCCGCTTGATCTTGTCCTTCACGCCGACGCGGTCGTGCAGCTTCTGCGCTTCGCGCAGCACCGCGAGCGCGCGCTCGGCCGAAACGATGAATTCAGGCGTGCCGGGCGCGATGGCTTCGGTCTCCCGCGTCAGCTCTGCGCCGATTGCCTTGTTGAGCTTGGCACGCACCTCGTCGAATATATCGGCGTCGCGCGTCAGATCCTCGACCTGTTCGAGCACCTCGAACGGGAAGACTTCGCCGACCTGCTGCAGCTTGATCGCCTCTTCGGCGATCTGCTCGACGATCAACGTCGGCGCGTCGCGCTCGTAACGGCTAGGCAGCGGAATACGGAAGCGCAGGACATGCGCAGCGAGTTCGAGCGCGTGCGTCCAGTCGCCGGTGTCGATCGACCATACCATGATCGTCGGCAGGACCTCGTCGACCGGGCCGGACAGCTCGTTGCCGTTCGTCATGCGTCCGGCTTCGAGCAGACCGTCACACCATGCGCGGTAGGAGGGAAGCATCTCGCGCTTGGCAGCGATCTTGAGCTTGATCGATTTGATCTCCTTTAGACGCTGGAGATCGTGGCGCAGGCGCAGCTTCATTTCGGCGAGCGCGCGATCGGCGGGGGATCCCGCCGCGGCCGGGCGACCGACTGCGGCGGGATGCAACCCTCCCCCCGATGCAGGAGCGAATGCCGTCTGTTTTGCCAAGGTGGCTTCACGGTGGCGACGAGCAAGGCTCATGGCATGTCCTGTCGGGGGGCGGGTATCTCGGGGAAACTGCCGGGCGGTCAGGCCGTGGGCGCTGCCTCGGTGACGATGTTTTCGACGATGGCGATCAGGCCGTAATCCTCGACAACATAGGCCTCGTTGACGCTCTCGAAGTTCTCGACAGCATCGATTCGGGGATTGTCGATGATCGCGCGACGGCGGGTGCCGTCCTGATTGTAGATCGCGAGATTCTTGTAAGTGGTGATGACCATCTTGCCGGCCGGGAAGTTCGGCACGACCGCCGCCAGCTTGCCGCCGACCTTGTCCTGCAGGAGCAGGACGTCGCGCGCGAGCTGCTCGGTCGCCTTGTCGCCGGCCGTATTGATCAGCGCGAACTTCTTCTCGTTGACCAGTTCGCCACTGACCATAACGACCAGGTCGGTGCGGCTGCGATGCTGCTCGTCGAGCAACTGGATCGCGTCGAAGGCGAGCGCGTCGAGATTGACGAAATCGGCGGTGCCGGTCGTCGACACGTAGATGGCCGGCACGTGATCGGCCTTCGCCTTGTCGCCCGAATGATCGCCATCGCTGATGATGCGCGCAGGCGCGTCGTCGCGCGTGTTCTGGATCCAGCCCTTGTTGACGTCCTGCAGCAGCGGGAAGTTAACGCGGTTCGTCTTCTTGGCGACGTGCGTACCGTGCCAGCCGATCAGCATACGGTCGAGACCCTGCCGCGCGACGATCGCGTCGCGCAGGATGGTCTGGAATTCCGGCTTGTGCGCCCACGCGTCGAGCTTCGAATATTTGATCTTGGTGTCGAAGTTGGTCTGTTCGCAGCGATACGTCGTCGACGTCAGGCCCGTGGGATCGATGCCCTTGCGCTCGTCGCCCGCGTCCGTGTCGGTACGTCCGGCGATCGTGCTGGTGATGCCGATGCCGACCTTTTCGCCTTCCTGCTGGAAAACGGTCTCGAACGAGATCTGCGAAAGGAACTGGCTCGACTGCTGGGTCTTTTCCTCGAGCTTCTGCGCGACCGTTGGGTCGACGGTGAATTTTTCGGTCGAGGCGGGTACCCCCGACAGCAGCGCGATCTGGCTGGTGTAGGCGTTGAGGGCGATTCGGGTTGCAGGACGCATTTGGGTGGCTCCGGTCTATCGTGCGGGAAAAGTGGGGTGGCTGCGGATCAGCAGTCGGTGACGACGCTCGTGCCACCGCCCGCCGCGAGTGCCCGGTGGTAGGTCTGCGGTGCTTCGGTCCCGCCGAGCTTGACGGTGAGTGCGGCGAGGTCGGCGCCGAGCTGCGTGACCTTGGCGTCGTTCGCCGTTGCGTAGACGCCGATCGCGGCGCTCACCGTTTCGCCCAGGCCGGTAATCAGCGCGGCGAAATTGTTGTCGTTCGCCGCGTCGGGCGTGGCCGGAACGACCGGGGGCACGACGGGCGGGGTGGCCGTATCCGGGGTCTTGCCGATCTTGGCGGTGAACGTGTCGAACATCGCCTTCATCGCCGCGAATACGCCGTGCTGGTCAGCCGTCTCACCGGTTTCGAACGCGAACTGGTTTTCCTCGGCCGCGGAGAAGAAGTTGGCGGGGTCGGTCTTTCGGCCATCCCACATCGGCTTCAGCGCCGAGAAGCTCAGCGCCTCGGTACCGAGCGACGCCGGGTTATCCGTGACGGCGAGCCCGACCAGGCCGAACTTGCCGGTCTTGGCGAAATCTGCGGTGAATTCGCAGGAGGTGAAGATCTTCTGGTCGGCTTTGACCGTCTTCACGAGCTGGTCGTTGGCGTCGAGCTGCGCGTACAGCGCGCGCTTCTTCTGTGGCTTGCCGTCGATCGTGATATCGAAGTCTTCAGCCTTCAATGCGAGGACCGAGCCATAGGCGTTGAACGGGGCTTCCGGGCTGAAACCGCGGATATGCTCGCAGTTGATCCGCGCCGTGTACGTCACCGCGTTATAGGCTGCGGCCGACTGGTCGATCATGTCGGCGGAGATGACGCGACCGTCGGTTGCGGTCGCGCCTTCGACGGCGATGCGGAAAAAGCGGGTCTTTGCCATGTCGTCTCGGTCCTCGGGGCTCGGTCTCGTGGGCGTCGCCGATTGGGCGCTGCGGAAGACCGTAAAGGGACCGAAGAGCGGGCACTTCTCAAGCGCCGGGTCTTGTAGAGAGCCTCTCTACAAGACCCGGCGCTCCCCCCGCTGGCATCGTCACGGCTAGGTTTGTGCACCCAACCGCACCCGAAGGCGCTGCCGTGACACTCTTGCTCAACCCTATGCTGGTACCGCCCGACGATCGCCGAGACTCCGCGCGCAGCCTGTATTGGCGGGGCTGGGGTCTCCGCCAGATCGCCGACGAGCTGCAGCTAAGCAGGGACACCGTGAAGAGCTGGAAGGCGCGCGGGAAGTGGGACGATGCGCCGTCGATCCGCAAGCTGGAGGATTGCCTCGAGGCGCGGTGGATGATGCTGATCGCCAAGGACAAGAAAACCGGCGAGGATTACAAGGAAATCGATCTGCTCGGCCGGCAGGTCGCGACGCTGGCGAAAGTCCGGCGTTACGAAGAGCCGGGCGGTCACAGTGGCGATCTGAACGAGCGCGTCGGCAACCGGAATGCAGGGCCGCGCAAACAGGCCAAGAAGAACTACTTCACCAACGACCAGGTCGACCAGCTCCGCGATATCTTCGAGGAAAAGCTGTTCGGCTATCAGAAGACGTGGTGGGCTAACCTCAACCGCCGCACGCGGATGATCCTGAAATCGCGCCAGATCGGTGCGACCTATTATTTCGCGTTCGAGGCCTTGCTCGACGCGATCGAGAGCGGCCGAAACCAGATATTCCTGTCGGCGTCGAAGGCGCAGGCGCATCAGTTCCGCAATTACATCATCGGCTTTGCCAAGCTGGTCGGCGTCGACCTTGCCGGTGACCCGATGCTGATTACCAGCGAGGCGCGGCCCGAGGGCGAGGCCGCGGCCGAGCTGCACTTCCTCGGCACGAACTTTCGCACCGCGCAGGGCCGGTCGGGCAATTTCTATTTCGATGAATTCTTCTGGGTCCACGGGTTCGAGGAGCTGAACAAGGTCGCCTCGGGCATGGCGACGCATTCGCACTGGCGGAAGACATATTTCTCAACGCCATCGACCGTCGCGCACCCGGCGCATCCCTATTGGACCGGCGAGCGGCGCAACCGGCGTAAGAAGAAGGAAGACCGGGTAGAATTCGACACGACGCATGCCGCGCTAAAGGAGGGCGTGCTTTGCCCGGATGATGTCTGGCGCCAGATCGTCACGGTGCACGACGCGATCGATAGCGGTTTCAACCTGGTCAACATCAACGAGCTGACCGACGAATATGCGGAAGACGAGTTCGCGAACCTGTTCGGCTGCGAATTCGTCGACGACAGCCTCTCCGCGTTCAAGTTCAACGACCTGATCCGCTGCGGCGTCGACGCGATGGTCGACTGGTCTGACTATGACGGCGAGGCCGCGCGGCCCTACGGCGAGCGCCCGGTGTGGGCGGGGTATGATCCGCAGAACAGCGAGAACGGCGACAATGCGGCGCTCGTGATCGCCGCGCCGCCCGTCGCACAGGGCGGGCCGTTTCGCCTGCTCGAAAAGCACTCTTTGCGCGGGCTGGATTTCGAGCAGCAGGCCGAATTCATCAAGGCCGTCCTCGCGCGCTACAATTGCACGTTTCTCGGGATCGATGCGACTGGCGTGGGTGCGGGCGTCTATCAGTTGCTCGCCAAGACCGACAGCGGCGTGCGCGGCGTAACCAAGATCGAATATTCGCTCGAGCTGAAGGCCGCGATGGTCATGAAGGCGCAGAACGTGATCCGTCGCGGGCGCATCGCCTTCGATCAAGGCTGGCTGGACGTCGTCTCGTCTTTCATCTCGATCAAGAAGACGATCACGACGTCGGGACGCAACGTGACGTTCAAGGCGGGCCGGGGCGGAGAAGACGGCCACGCCGATCTCGCCTGGTCGGTCATGCACATCCTCAACAACGAACCGCTCGACGGAAAAGAGAAGCAGAAGACCACCATGGAGATCTTCGAATGAGCAAGTCCAGTGCCCGCCGCGCCGTGCGCCGCATGTCGCGTGCCGAGACCGCAGAGGCGTCGACCGGCGCGATCGCCGTCGCCAACGACCGCCAGGGCGTGGAGAGCTTTGCGTTCGGGGATCCCGAACCGGTGCTGGAGCGCCGGCAGATCATGGATATGTGCGAGTGCTACCATAACAGCCGGTGGTACGAGCCGCCGATCGCGCTGGACGGCCTGGCGCGCGCTGAGCGCGCATCGCCACACCACAGCTCGGCAATGAACTTGAAGCGCAATCTTCTGGTGTCGTCGCTCGATCCCACCGCGCTCTTGAGCCGCGCGACGTTCGGAAAGTTGGTCAAGGATTACCTGATCTTCGGCAACGCCTATGTCGAAGTGCGTGAGAACCTTCTCGGCGATCCGCTGCGCCTCGACCATTCCATGGCGAAGTTCACGCGGCGCGGGTTGCTGTCAAAACAATATTGGTGGGTGCCGGGGCTTCGCGACGCCGTCGAGTTGCCGACCGACAGCGTGATCCAGATCCTGCAACCCGACGTGAACCAGGAGCTGTACGGCGTTCCCGAATATCTCAGCGCGCTACAGTCGGCGTTGCTGAATGAAGCGGCGACGCTGTTTCGCCGTCGCTATTATCTGAACGGCTCGCACATGGGGTACATCCTCTATGCGACCGGTGAGATCGACGTGAACGACACCAACAGCCTGAAAGCCGCGCTGAAATCGTCAAAGGGGCCGGGCAACTTCCGTAATCTGTTCGTCCATGCGCCGAACGGCAAGGAGGGTAGCATCAAGATAATCCCGGTCGGGGAAGCCGGCGCAAAGGACGAGTTCCTCGGGATCAAGACCGCGACCGCCGCGGACGTGATGGCGGCGCACCGCGTGCCGCCACAGCTCCTCGGGATCGTGCCGGCGCAGGGCTCGGCGTTCGGCAACCCGACGGATGCGACCGCGATGTTCTACGAGCTGGAGATCCGGCCTATCCAGACCGCGTTCCTCGAGATCAACGACGTCCTCGGCATCGAGGCCGTGCGATACCTCGAACGCGGATCTGCCGCAGCGTAATCGAACGTCCGGCATAGCCGGGCGGGGGGTGCCGGGGCGCTGCCCCGGCAGGAGCGCCACTGAGCGCACGTGGCAGGCGGGCGGGGTCGATCGTGTCGACCCCCCCCCCCCCCCCCCCCAATGCCCCCGCCCCCCCCCCCCCCCCCCCCAGCCCCCCCCCCCGCGCCCCCCCCCACCCCCCATTAAACCC